TCACGGGCTCGTTGCCGTGCCCGGCAGGAGCGTGGACGTGAGCTGGTCGGAGATCGTCACCGCCGGGCCCGTGCCCGGAAGCGGGAACGGCAGCGAGAGCGACGCGGTCGCGGCGACCGTCACCGTGGCATCCGCCGGCTGGCCGACCTGGCTCGAAACGAGGCGCATCGCGGGTGGCAGGTCCGGGCCGAGGAGGCGGCCGACCACCGACGCCTCGCAGCCCTGGACGGTCGCGACCGTGGACCCGGGCGCCGGCGCGAGGCAGCGCGCCGCCGCGCGGCCCGCGGTGGCGAGGGCGGACCACAGCCGGGCACGGCCGAAGGCAATCGCCTGCGCGTCGGCGGCGAAGGCAACGCCGGCGAGCATAACGAGGGCCAGGCTGAAGCTCAGCAGGTATGACCAGTCGCCGTTGTCGGCGCGAAGCACGCGCTGCCACCTCACGGAGCGACGTTGCTGGTCGCGTAGGTCGTGCCGCCGAGCGTGACGGTCTGGCCGGCGAGGCCGAGGAGCGTCCAGGGGAAGCCCGTGAGCGTGACGGGCTCGGTCACCGTCACGGCGACCTCGCCGCCCCAGGCAACCGGTGCGGGCGTGCCGGTCACCGTGGCCGCCGACACGCTCAGGCCAAGGCCGGCGAGGGCGTTGTCCGCAGCCGCCACGACCTGGCTCGTCACGCCGCCCTGGACCTCCGCCGCGAGCGAGGCCACGTCGCGGGCATCCGAGACGTTGGCGGCGGTCGCGGCGAGCCCTGACAGGGCGATCCCGGCGCCGGCCAGCATGGCGAGGAGGGGCAGCACGACCGCGACGGCGATGTACGTCGACAGCGAACCGTCGTCCGCGCGCGCGGCCGCGGTCAGCCACCGGTGCCGGTTGTGATGGGCACGCTGATCCACTGGTTGACGATGTCCGACAGATGCGTCCCCACGCTCGTGAACACCATCGTCGTGAAGGTACACACCTTGCATTAGGCTTCGATCAATTCGAGGGCGCCGATGTCGACGGGGCAGGTTGCCGCGATCAAGACGGTGCCCGACTCGAACTCCATGCCGAGGGCCGCGTCGCCGGTCGTGCCGCCCCAGGTGCATGTGGTGCATCGGACGGTGTTGGCGATGATCTTCTTCAGGTCGTCTTTGGACATCGGCTCGACCTTGCGTGCCAGTTTGCTCACCCCCTCTCAGAAGATCGTGGTCGGCTTGATCGGCGCCTTGGGCGGCTTCTTGCGCTTCCGACCGGACGAGCGGCTGCCGCCGCCGGGTGGCGAGAGTGCCTTCTTGGTGCGGAGCTCGTCGCGCAGCATCGCCGCCCCGAGAACCCCCGGCGGGCCGGTGGGGTAGTCGGCGTCGATCATCGCCACGACGGCCGCCGTCCGGGCGCGGAAGGGCTGCCAGAACATCTCGTCGACCTCGGCCTTGAACAGGTCGACCCAGCGGTACACCGTGGAGAGGCTGACGCCGACCTCGGACGCCGCCTCGTAGACGGACCGGCCCTCGGCGACCATGCGGAGCGCCCGCACGACCTGCTCCTTGGAGTGCCGCTTCATGCTGGCACCTGCTCGACGATGTACTTGAGCCACAGCCCCGCCTCGGACAGGGGGCAGAACCGCACATGGACGACCTGCGTCTTGGCGGGCTCGAACCACTTGAACAGACCGCGAACGCGCACGTCGTTCGGGTAGACGACGCCCTCGCAGGCGTCCAGGATGGCCTTCACCACGTTGTCCAGGTCGGTGCGGCCCTGCTTGCCGTGCCAAACGACGGCCGCCAGAACGGGGCCGTCGATCTGCTTCGGGCCGTGGGCCTGGCGGGCGAGGCCGCGGACCAGCGCCTCATAGGACCGGGTCGTGGGTGGCGTGTAGACCTGCGCGAACGCCTTGCCGAAGGTCGGCTGGACGACGCGGGTGCGGGGACGGCCTTTGGGCACCGGGCGGCCCGGGACGCTGAACGCCGTCACGCGCTCGCCCCCCGAAGGTCGGGACCCACGAACGTGACAACGTCGCAGGTCGCGGCCAAACGCGACAGGATGCGTTCGCCGTATCTCTGCGCGATGTTCTTCGGGGTCAGGTTCGTGGTCACGATTAGGCTGCGTTGCTCGTTGTAGCGGTCGGTCACGAGCGCGTCCCACCGGGCCTGCACGGCGGCCGTCAGGTTCTCCGCGCCGAGATCGTCCAGCACCAGCAGGCGTCCCTTCACAAGCCGGGACTCGAGCCGTGCCCACTCCTCGCGGTTGGTGTCCCGAAGGACGTTCAGCCGCTCATGCAGCCCGGGCGCGGTGGCGAATTGGCCCTGGCCGACGTGCAGCTCGATGAGCGCACGCAGCACGCAGACGCTCAGAGAGGTCTTGCCCCGTCCGGTCTGACCGGCGAGGACGAGGCCGCGGCCTTCGCGCACCATGACCTCCAGGTTGGCGATGTAGAACGCGACTCGTTCCACCGTGGCCAGCGTCTTGGCGTCGGGCGATTTGGCCCTGAGGTCGTGCAGCCGAACGTCCAGGTATCGCTTGGGCACCCCGACCCGTTCCAGCGCCTCTCGGACGTCAGGGGGCGCGTCGACGGTCGTCCTGGGACGCGTGACGGCCGCCAGTCGGCTCACAATGGCCTGCACGTCGCCGCCTAGCGTCGCACCAAGGTGCGCAGGTCCCCCGTCTCGTCGTCCTCCCGCCATGTGCTGTTCGCAACCCCCTTCCGTTGGAGCCTCTGGGTGTTCAGCCGGTCGAAGTTCTTCCGCAGGTTGTCGCCCGACAGGATGACGGTCTGCCAGAACGAGCTTCGGTAGGCCCACTCGATGCAGGCCCGGATGTCGTCCCAACTCGCGCCGTCGATCCGATGCAGGAGGTCGATGGCGCGTGCCCAGCGGATGATTTGCTGGGCACGCGGGTTGATGGTGGTGTTTACCTGCCGCATCCGGTCGGACATGAAGGCGGCCATCGACATCGCTTCCTCGCCCGGCTGTGGTCGCTCTCGCCTGGGCTTCTTGATCTCGGCGCGTTCCTCGCGGCGTTCTCGCTGGGCCTGGGGCCGGTCGGAGGGGTGGTCGTATTGCAGGTCGTCCCAGTTGACGATCATCACCACGCCCGCCGAGTCCCGTTCGATGAGTTTCAGCGACTCGATGTGCGCGAGGGCGAGGTCTGGGTCCTCAATGCCCGCGCCGGAGCCTTTCACCAGCGCATCCGGAGGGTATCCAACCCCGTCTGCCATCTGAATGACACCGCGCACCTTCGATTCCGACGCCCGACACCACAGATGGACCAGCAGTCGAAACTCCGCGTCGGTCAGACTCAGGATCTTCTCGTCCCGAGTCATGCGGTTGTAGAAGCGAAACCATGGCATCGTGCGCGGCATCGGCCGTCAGCCTCCCGTGTTGGATGTCGCGCGGCGGTCATGGTGGTGCCCTAGCCACGGAATCGTGCCTCCTCATGCGGCGAGCAGGTACAGAATCCCGAACACGGTGGCGATGGTCAGGGTCGTTGCCGTGAGCGTCAAGGCCATCTCGCCGCGAAGCGTGACACGGTAGCGGCGCCCGAACAGCCACAGCGTCGGGTTAGAACGGCGGCTCATCGTCGTCGCTGGTGGGGGTGGCCTGGTCGTCGCGCTTGGGCGCGAAGAAGTCGACGCGCACGGCATGGAGCTCCCAGACGACGCGCTTGTCGCCGCTCTGGGCCTCGTACGACCGTTGGTGCATCGCGCCCGAGAAGCCGGCCTTGTCGCCCCTGTGCAGGTAGCCGGCGATCGCCTCGGCCGTCTTGTCCCAGGCGACGACGGTGAACCAGTCGGGCTCCTTGCCCCGGCCCTTGTCGACGGCGACGGACACCGTGCAGATGGGCTTGCCCTCGCTCGTGTAGCGCAGCTCGGGCTCCTTCCCCAAGCGCCCGATGATGGCGGCGACGTTCACGCGGCATCCCCCTTCGCCTTTCGGCCCAGGGCGTCCACGATGGCGCCCGTCTTGATCTCGCCGCCCTGGTCGAGAACGAACACCTGGGCCTCCTTGGCGAGCGCGATCACGTCCTTGGTGTCGAGACCGCCAACCTTCGTCACGCCAGCGCCCCGGGCCATGAGCACGACTTCCCAGTCGATCTCGGCCAGCGGAAGCGCGTCGAGGAAGGCGAGGGCCTGGCTGCGGCCGGTGATCTTGGTCGGAGGAACGATGGTCGCGGGCGGGAACGACGCCTCGGTGCCCTCGGGGGGCACCTGGGGCGCGTTGGAGGGCAGGGCCTGCTGGCCGAGCAGCACCTTGAGGGCAAGCTCCTTGGGCTTGCCCACGACGGTCTTGACCAGCTCGGCGAACGTCGCCACCTGGGTGTCGGACAGGTCGCCCGACTTGCGGACGTTGAAGCGGGCCAGGAGGATGTCCGTTGCCTTGTCGAGCAGGCCCAACTCGCCCAGGCCGTGGGCCGCCTGCTGGACGAGCGCGTTGCGGTCGACGGACGGACGCGGCGCGCGCGGCTCCTCGGCCTGGCCGCCCTCGGGCGTCTCGTCCTTGGCGTCGTACGGCGTGGCCTGCGCCATTTCGTCGGCGGTGTAGAGGCCGGACAGGTCCTGGGGGAACGCCTTGCGCAGCGCCAGGGCCTCCGCGCACTTGGCGATCATGTGGCTGCCGAGCTTCTTCCACATGGGGTTGAGCCCTTGCTGACCGTACTGGGCGTACGCCTCGAACTCGGCGACCGCGTAGATGGGGGCCTGGAATCCTGAGCGCAGCACCCCGACCCGGGCGGCGTAGGGCATCGCGTTCTTGTTGGTCCAGATGTCCTTCCAAGCGCCATCCTCGCCGCACCACTCGGGCCCGACCTGTCCGGCGTACTGGCCGCTGCGTTCGGCGACCACGCGGAAGCCGTCGATGGTCGCCTGGGGCTTGGGCGGTACGCGCTTGCCGTGGGACAGGCGGGCCTGCGGCAGGTAGATCTGACGGGTGATGGGATCAAGACCGGTGCGTTCCGCGTAGGCGATGAGCAGGTTGAACTCGTCGTCGGTCGTGTCCGAGGGCACGCAGCTACGGCGGATCGTCGCCTTCTCGGTGTCGGTGAACTGTCGCCGCGGCTCCGGGGTGCTCAAGACGCTGCCTCCCTTCCAGCGATGGGCTTGACCGTCCAGCGCCAGTAGCCGCCCGCCTCGGGCGTGTACTTGGCGACCTGCTCGTTCGTGAGGATTCCGGCTGCCACCATGGCGTCCACGTCCGGGTCGCCCTTGGTCGGCACCCAGGTACGCCACGCCCGATGGGTCTCGGTGCGGATCGTGTTGGTGCCGTGGGTCTGCATGATGGCGGCGACCACCTTGCGACGGTCGTTGCGCTCCTGCTCGGCCGCCTTCTTGTGACGGCCGGCCACGCTCGCCTCACTCTCGACCTCGAATAGCGACGCGACGGCGGCGCCCATCGACGGGATGAACACCGCGTCGCGCTCCGCCGTGCCCTCCCAGCAGTGGCGGAAGAAGGGGCAGGTCTTGACCTCCCCCTCCGAGCGCCAACTGCACGGGAACGCCTGTGGGGCGTAGCCCTCCGGGATGGGCATGGGCTCGCCCAGGGACACCGAGTGCAGGAGCCCCTGGCCGTAGCCCAGCAGCTCCTTCACGCGGGCCTCGTCGTACACGACCGGGATGGACTTGACCTCGCCGGTCTCCTTGATCCGGTAGGCGATCTCAGCCGTGGCGCCCCTCGCGTTGCCCCAGAAGTGCAGGTACAGGAGCACCTGGTCGCGGTGGCTGTCGAACGGCAGACGGTGTAGGTTCTTCTTGGTCGTCGACTTGGACTCGACGATGTGCTTGAGCGGCGCCACCCAGATGTCGATGTGGCCCGGTGAGCGCCCGAACGGGTGGGGTACCTTCACCTGCCGCATCACCTGCCGCGGGTAGAGGTCCTGCCAAATGCGGGCGATGTGGTCCTCGTGCTCGTCGCCAGACAGGAAGATCGACTCCTGCTCGAGCGTGGTCTGCTCGGAGTCGAAGTCGAGGATCCGAAGGCTGGCCTTCCGCAGGCACGAACCCAGCTCGCTCAGGCGGATGTCGTGCGGATCGAAGTCGGCCTGGTCGCGGCGCTCAATGAGCCGCTGCGCGTACAGGGCCTCCGTGGTCGGTGCGAGTGTCGTCGGTGCGGGTGTGCTCACTACGGTCCCTCCCTGCGAGTTCCATCAGGTAGCTCCAAGCCGCATCGACGGCGTGCTGGCTTGGCATAGCCTCGATCCCTTCCACCCCCCCTGCGGTTCTGGTACATCGTCATAATGCGGGCGTACCTAATTTGGATGAAGTACGATGCGCTCCTGCCTAATCACAGGGCAGGGGGTATGCTCGTTCGGGCGACGCCGCACGCGAAGGCTTGAACAATTAGGGGAAACTTGGTATCGTCGCCCTGACCTAATCATGGAGGTGATGGCTTTTCCGGAGGATAGGGAGTCCGAGCGCCGGAAGCAGGTCGGCCGACGAATCCGGTACTACCGCGAGGCGAGAGGCATCCAGCAGAAGGACCTAGCTGAGAGGCTAGGTGTGGCTGGGGGCACCCTTTCGGGAATCGAGAGCGGCAAGAACTATCCCGGCCTCGGGCTCCTGCTCGACATAGCGAAACACCTCGGCGTGGACGCCGGGTGGCTGTGTACCGAGGAGCACGACGCCGTGGATCTTTGGCTGCTGTTGAACGAGCCCAAGATCGCCGTCCGCTTCAAGGAGACCGAGTTGTCCACCGCCGACAGGCGCCGTGTCGAGACGATGATCGAGCAACTGGTCAGCGCCAAGCAGGAGGCGCGAATGCAGCTCGCCGCGTTCGCCAAGGGCGGCGTGGTTGACCTGACCGCGCTACGCAGGGAGATTCAGTCGCTACTGGATGCGACCGGAGCGACAGAACAATCGCAGGAGGGCGAGGCTTGAGGCCAGAGTTGGCGGATGCGCTAGACCGCGAGAACATCCAACTGCGTTACCACACCTTCACCGACCCCAACGTGTACGCGGTCGCCGCCATCATGCCAGCATCCCGCCACATCATCCTCCGACCAGGCATGGACAAGCCCCTGTCTGACGCGATGGTGGCCCATCAGATCGGCCACTTCGTGGACGGGTCGGTGGGCGACGGCATCTGCACGCCCCCTGACCAGCCCGTCAGCACGACCGAACTGGTGGCATGGTCCTACGCCGCCCGCCTGCTCATTCCGTGCGTGCGCTGGAATGATCCCGCCAAGATCGACAAGTCCGTGCCCGAGCTCGCACGGGTGTTCGAGGTGCCGCCGTGGCTCGTGGTTCTCGGCCTCCGGTCGATGCTCTTGACACCGCCCCACGCAGGGCCGGTGCTAGTGACATCCCGCCCGGCGTGACTCGTCGGGCCGCCCTGTACGCTCGGGTCAGCACCGAGGATCAGGCGGATCGGGGAACGATCGCCACCCAGCTCGACTTCGCACAGAAGTACGCGGACCTGCACGGCTACGAGCTGGTCGACCGCTATTGCGACGACGGCATTTCGGGCACGGTAGCGTTCTCCAGGCGCCCCGAGGGTCAAAGACTCCTCGATGACGCGCGTGGACGGCGGTTCGACGTCGTGCTTGTGTACAAGCTCGATCGGGTAGGTCGACGGCTCAAGGTCATCCTCGACGCCGTAGACGCGTTGCAGCAGCTCAACGTCGGCATCGCCAGCATGACCGAGAGTTGGGAGACTGCAACGCCAACCGGCGTGTTCTTGATGCAAATTCTCTCCAGCGTGGCGGAACTCGACCGAACAACGCTCATCTCGCGGATGACGGCTGGCAAGCGACGGGTCGCCGCGAACAACAAGTGGCTCGGTGGCGCCATCCCGTTCGGCTACGAGCTGGGGGCCGACTCCCGCCTGGTGCCGAGTGACGCCATCGTGCCCGACGGTCGCACGGAGGCCGAGGTCGTGCGATGGATCTTCGAGCAGGTGGCGGCCGGAGCCTCGGCGCATCAGGTAGCTCCGGCGCTCACCCAGGCGAGGGTTCCGACCGGCCAGGTGACGATGAAGCCTGGAGGGCCCCGGGTACGGCGCAACGACTCCGGGCTTTGGTGGCCCGAGCGGGTCGCCCGGACTGTGCGGAACACCATCTACATCGGCTCGAAGCCGTGGGGACGGACCGACCCCATCGAACGGTCCTACCCCGCGCTGGTGAGCGCGGAGGTGTGGCACGCGGCCAACGCGCGCCTCGACGCCGCTCGCAGACCCAGGGGCGAGCGGTTCTACCTGCTGCGTGGGCTGCTCAAGTGCGGGGGCTGCGGACGGTCCTACGTCGGCACCTACTCGCACAACGGCCACGGCCAGACGGTGACGAGGTACCGCTGCACCGGGAACAAGCCCCCGTACCGCTCATGCCGCTACCCGCTGGTGAACGCACGGAAGATCGAGGCGGCGGTGTGGGACGACGCCCGCCGCCATCTGCTTGAGAATCACCCCAAGCCCAAACCGGATGACACGGCCCGCCAGCTCATGCGCGTGGAGAACGACCGCGCCCGCCTCCTCGAGCGCGAGGCGGCGGGGCTCATTCCGCCGTCCGAGGTGGATCGACGGCTGCGAATCCTGGCGCGGCGCGAGCAAGCCTTGAAGGCCGCGGTGCCCAAGGTGTCCGCGACCCCGGCAGAGGCAAGGGCGCTGCTCCTGGCAGGCGACCTCACGCAAGAGCAGATGCGCGACGTGCTGGTGCTGCTTTGTCGACGGGTGCTCGTCACCGTCGACCCCGAGACCCGGAAGTGGGCCTACGTCATCGAGTGGCGCTAGCCGCGTGTATTACTCTCTATCTCTATCTCTTTCTCTAGCGGGCAAACGTCGATCATGGGTCGATCAAACCTCGATCAAAACCGAGGACGGAAAACCCGCACCACGACAGGGTTTCCGCGTCGCGTGATCCCGGCTCGTCGACGGCCCGGGCGGGGAGAACACCGTGTTTCGAGCCGCGAACACCGTGGTCGTCCACGTGTTCACCGACGGTGATCGACCCATGATCGACCCATGATCGACCTATGATCGACCCCAGCGCATGGGCACAACCTAATATCTTTGGCAGAACCGAACAAACATCTTGTGCGAAAAGCTCAGGCCCCGTATAGTAGGGTTGTATCGTGCGCCCTTGAGTGGGGCGCATCTTTCGTTTGCGCGGGAGGGAACCGATGCAGCCCGAGGGCGTGCCGATCGTGCCGCTCCCCTCCGGCAAGCGGGTGGTCGATCGCAAAGCACTTGCCCGGATACGAACAGGTGTTTGCCTAGTTTGCTGGAAACCTGGAACAGACGTTCACCATTGGCTGCACTCTCGCGGCGCCGGGGGGCCTGACCTGGAATGGAACCTGGTGTGCCTGTGCCGCATCTGCCACAACCTCGCCCACGCCGGACAGATCACCAAGCTCGACCTGTTCCGGGTGGTCGCCGCAAGGGAGGCAGAGGCGGGAAGGGCCGCGCCGTGGGACCAGACCTCGTCCGAAACGCCCGCCGCGTCCTCGCCGTCTACGGCGGCCGAAGGGCCAGCGCCCTTGTTCGGCTTCGGGGTGAAGGCGGCGACATCGTGATCGACCTCCTGACCGGCGAGGTCACGGGTGTCGGTGAAAGTCTCGCAACCCTGGCCGACCTGGAAGACGCCGAAACGCGGCGGCTGATGGTGCGGCGTCCTCTACCACCGGAGGGATGACATGATCCTTGGGCTCTCGGGCGGCATCGACTCGGCTGTGCTGTACGGCTGGCACAGGAACAAGGGCGAACGGGTGACGCCCGTCTACGTCCGCGCTGTTCGGCGCGGTCGAAACGTAGGGGCGGATGAGCGGGCCGCTACGGCAATCGCCCGTCATTACGGCGACGGCCTTGTGATCGTGGACGCGACGTGGGCGCGCAACGAGTACCTGACGGTGCCGTTCGCTCTTGCGATGGCGACGCCCCCGGGAGAGGACTGCCACCTGGGCGCGTCGATGGTCGAGGGCGTCGACGCCTTTCAGCGCGAGCTCCAGGACGCGAAGGTGACGACGGCGGTCTCGGACCTCACCGGGTTCCCGATGCGGTTCGCCCGACCAACCTCCCGCTGGACGAAGGCCGCGCTCATCGAGCTCGGTCGACGGTTGAAGGTGCCGCTCGACCTGACGCACTCCTGCGCGCAGGACACGCCCTGCGGCGAGTGCGCCAAGTGCCTTGCGGTGGGCGCCGCCTGGAACGAGGTCAACGGTGCAACCGCTTAGCTTCGACGAGGCGGCGGGCAAGGTCGCGGAGGTGCAGGAGGGCATCATCGGCCTGCAGTTCGCCGAGGCCGACCTGCTGGCGTACCTGCTTGCCGAGTCCGGCAGCCTGTCGCAGGTCGCGGCCTCGACGGGCATGAGCCGGTATCAGGTGCGAACGCGCATCGCGGTGGCCGAGCGGTTCCCCGAGGCGCACCGGCATCCCACTCTGACCTGGCGGCACTACGAGCTGCTGCTGAAGGGCAACGCGGCGCCGGGCACCTGCTGCGAGGCAGCGGACAAGGATTTGTCCACGCGGGGCCTCAAGAAGCACATCGGCTGGGTGAAGGCGCCGCCGGATCTGGACGCGGACGAGCGCGTGCTTGGGAACGACGCTCGACGGTTCAACGAGCGGTGGGATGGCACGGCCCGAGCCGAGGTGACGATCAAGCACCTGGAGGCGAGTGATGGCGCAGAGTAAGCCGACCGGCCTCGTCATGCAGACGATGGCGCTCGCCGATCTCGTCCCCGCCGACTACAACCCGCGCAAGGCGCTGCAGCCGGGCGATGCGGCCTACGAGCAGCTCAAGCGGTCGATCCTCACGTTCGGCTACGTCGACCCGATCATCTGGAACCGGCGCACCGGGAAGGTGGTCGGCGGTCACCAGCGACTCTCGGTGCTCAAGGCCCTGGGCCACACCGAGACCGAAGTGAGCGTGGTCGACCTGAACGAAGAGGACGAGCGGGCGCTGAACATCGCCCTGAACAAGGTCGAGGGTGAGTGGGACATGGAGCGCCTGCGGATGGTCCTGGCAGACCTGGACGCGGCCGGGTACGACCTGGACCTGACCGGATTCTCGGCGAAGGAGCTGGAGAAGATCCTTGCCCCCATGCCGGAGCTGGACGAGGGTGCGGGCGACGGTTCTGGTTCTGGGCCGGCGGGTATCGTCATCATCGTCACGGTGCACGACCAGGCCGACGCCGAAACCCTGAGCGCGTTCTGCGAGGGCAAGGGCTTCGAGTGGCACGTCCAGGGGGCGTAGGCGTGGACGTACGGGTGGATGTGGCCTACGACCTCGGGCCGAAGGTGAACACGCTCAAGACCCAGGCGGTCAAGGACTCGTTCGGCATCGACTTCGAGATCGGACGGCGGGTGATCGTCGACGGTCTCAAGTTCACCGTAGAGCCGGGCAGCATCGTGATGTTCACCGGGGAGAGCGGCAGCGGCAAGTCGTCGGCGATGCGCGAGGCTGGCAGGCAGCTCGGGGCGGTCGACATCGACGGCCTGGATCTGGGCGATCCCGACGCCGCGCTGGTCGACCTCATCCCCGGGGACGTGAAGGCGACGGTTGGACTGCTCAGCCAGTTCGGGCTGGCCGAGGCGTTCCTGATGCTCCGAAGGGTGAGCGAGCTGTCGGACGGCCAGCGGTACAGGTTCCGGCTCGCCAAGGGCTGGAGCCACGGCGGCGCGCTCATGGCCGACGAGTTCACCGCCAACCTGGACCGCATCACGGCCAAGACCATCGCGGCCAACCTGCGCAAGCAGCAGCTGCGCGAGCCCGAACGGATCTGGCTGGTGGCGACGACGCACCAGGACATCATCGAGGACCTGCAGCCCGACGTCTTGGTGGACCTGACCCGGGGTGAGGTGGGAAAAGGACTCCCCGGAGGCGGCCGATCAGCTTTGCGGCTGAACTCGACCTCACCTCCGGGGCTAAGGCGGACTGGCCGTTCTTTGCTCGGTGGCATTACCTCGGGCACGGCATCGGCATCGTCCTAGGGCTGTACGTCCTGTGGCACGGCGACCGGCCGATCGGCTGCGTCGTGTTCGGGCCGCCCGCTCTCCAGTCGCGCAACCGGCACATCGCGTTCGGGCGCACCCTGGCGCCGCAGGTGCTGAACAAGCACTTCGTCAACGTGAGCCGGGTGGTGCTCGACCCGACCTACCGCGGGTGCGGCCTCGCGCACCGGATGCTCCGCACGGCCTGTGAGCTGTACGCGGACAGGAAGGGCGTCAGGTACTTCGAGGCGTTGTCCTCGATGGCGCACCTGAACCGCCTGAACGCCGCCGCCGGCTTCAAGACGGTCGGCACGTCGAACATGCTCAAGGCCCAGACGGCGAAGGGATCGTGGTGGTCGAACAAGGGCTACCAGGTCAAGGGCAAGCACCGCGTGCTGGTCTACGAGATCTTGGACATCCAGAGCGCCCGAACGGGTCCGTCCCGGTAGGCGTCGGTGTAGTACCGCGACCAGTTCTCCACGACGCCCTCGGGCGTGTTGCCGTGGGCCGAAGGCGGAATCGCCCGCACCGCGGCGACGATGCTCGGGTAGTCGTCGATCCGGTAAATCTTTTGCAGCAGGCGCTTCCGACCGCACATGAACAGCACCTCGTCGCCGGCCTCGTACGTGGCCGCCTTGAGGGCGGGCCGGAACTCAACCTGCTTGATGCCCTGCTCCATGAGCTCGAACGGGTGGGCCCGGAGGAATAGCTGCCTTCGCATTCCGGCATTCTGGCACGGCTGGGTGGCCATGACAAAGGGGGCGCCGCAGCGCCCCCCTTCGGTCGCCTGGTCGTCTGTCACCTCCCCTGGATCGTTGTCCCCTCGGGCACATGGTCGCGCACGCACGACCGGGCGGCGAACGCGGGCAGGCGACGGCCCGACCGACGGTTACGCGGGGTCGAGGGTTCGCGGGGTCGGGCTCGTCGGATTGAACGGGATCGCGTGATCGACGGCGCCGATCGAGCCCCGACGGTCCTGATCGGGGGGGGCGCACGATCCATCGCGTCGACGGTCCGGACGCGACCTTGCCCCCTTGCACGACGAGCACGACGAAGGGGCGCCCCCTGTCGGGGACGCCCCTCGACGTTGGAATCACGCGGCGGGTATAGGGCGCAGCACCTTCCAACGCGGGCCGGGAGCGTCGGCGACGGTTACCTCGAGCCCCCAAACCTTGGCGAGGTTCAGGTACTCGCCAAGCTCGTCCTCGTGGACCGATCGGGCCTGGCCGTCAGCGACGCACAGGAGCAGCGCGAGCCGACGCACCTCGGCCTGCGCCGCCACGGCCTCGATTGCGGCGTCAGCGATGCGGGCGCCGATGCGCTCCTTCACCTCGACGGGGGTCATCCGAAAACCACCCGGCTGACTGGGAACCGAACGGACGTCAGCCAATCCTTGATCGTCTCGGCGGCGCGCTTCGCCTGGGCAGGACGCGGTGCGTCCCAGCCCCTGGCAGGCTCAACGCGGATCACAGCGCCGGCGGGCTCCCGGGCGTCGGTGAGCGTGGTGAACATGACCCGCGTGTCGTCGACGTAGACGAAGCCGTATGCCACACCCAGGGAGCGGCTGATGCCGCGCACGTCGATCTGCGCCTTCATGCCTGGCCCTCCAATTCGAAGATGACGCTGATCCGGTACTGGCGACGGTTGCGCTCGGCCCACTCGACGGCTGCCGCCAGGGCGTCCGCGTCCTCGCCCTTCACCATGGCGCCCATGCGCGAGCCGTCCTGATGGGCGACGGCCGTGAGCTGGCTGTCGCTGACCATGGCGACGAGGTGCGTGACGCACAGCGGACGACCGCCCCACCAGATCTCGGTGGGCGCGTAGCAGCGCGGCGTGTCGCAGCTCTCGTCCTCGTCCGGGATGCGCGTGGCCCAGTGGTCGTAGGTGGCAAACCCCTGCATGATCGACCCCCCCTTCATCCGGGACGGTTGGAGGGTAGGACGCCCCGGGGGACGGTCTACAGACGCGCCTTGATCGACGGCCGCACACCCGATCGACGGATGCGGGGCGCGCTTCGGGGCACTACGCCGGGCGCATGGGATCGACGCGAAGGGGATGATCCGAGGGGTCGACGGTCCCCCCGGGAATCGCGCCTGCCGTGGTGCAAGGGGGCGCCCTGCGTTCGCGTCCCCGTTCGCGGGGGGAACGTGCGTCGACGACGGCGAGGACGCGTCGAAACCGATTGGCGCCAACGTGTCACGAACACGACGAAGCCCCCCGTGCGGGGGGCTCCGGCGGGCGCGGCGCCCGTCAGGCCGGGACGATCACCTCGCAGGCGGCGCAGAACGTCTGCCCCTCGCTGTTCAACATCGTGGGATACCCGCAGATGTGGGTGCCGTTGAACAGCTCGACCGCCTCGATCTCCGGTGCCATCGTGTCGCCCCCCTTGCGCGTCGTTCGATCCCGGGGCAAGGGTCGCACGCCCCGTCGACGGTCCCCGAGACGCGCCCACGACGATGCCCCGCGACCTGGTCGACGGCCGAGGGGGCGGGCGCGACCATGCCCCCGGGATCGAACGGGCACTACGAATCCCGCGCATCGCGGGGGGACGCGTGCGCGTGCGTGCGGGGGTGTCACAACAGGCTTGTCCGGGAAGATCGTGATCCAGACCGCGTGCGCGTGCGTGCGGGGGTGTCACCCTTCGGGGGCATCGCGCCTGACGCGAGCAAAGGGGGCGGGGCGCGTCGTCCCTGCGAACGCGGGGGGAACGTGCATCCTCCCCTGCGTCGGACGCGAGGGCGCCCCCTAGCTTGCGGGGATCGTTCCCCCTGCGAAGCAATCCCGACAGGGGATCGTGACGGGGGAGGAACGTTCCGCCCTCGAAGCGATCGCTCGACGAAACGCCCCCCGCAGGGGGCGCCCGCCGGCCCCGCGTTACGCGGTCAGGTCCTCCTCGCGGTACGGCGGAATGTCCAGCATCGCGGACAGGCTGGCGGCACAGCCCTCAGCCTGCGCCTGGGTGAGCCCGGTGGCGAGCACGACGCCTTCGACGCCGACGCCGTTCTGTGCCACGCCGAGACGGTCGCCTTCCACGGTGCCGACCTTGACCACGGACCATTCGGGTGCCTCAGCGGCGCGTTCCGTGCGGTTCGGCGACAACGCCACCTGCCAGTAGTCGACGCCTTGCATGTGGGGCGTAGGCCAGTGGGTGGCGATCACGACGCGATCGTAGAAACGAGGGTCGTACCCGCCCCTGGTCTGGACCTCTGCGGCGACGGCGGGCAGGTCGCGTCGTTCGACCGAAGGCGGCGGGCACTCGTTCGGCCTCAGATGGTGCCGGACAAGGCGGGACATGACATCGTTCAGGTCGCTGCGGTTCACGCGGGTACCTCCTCGTGTTGGGTCAGATGCAGCAGGTGCCGGGGCAGCCCTGACGCCCGCAGGCCATGCAGGGAACGTGGCCGGGCATGGTGATGGTGCGCCGGTTCTGGGCGAAGCGGGCGCGACGCGGGCCGGGGGTGCAGGGGCGGTAGACGTCGCCTCCCATCGAGGCGATCCACCCGGCGCTCTCGCGCCCGTACATGACGACGGGTTGGTAGCAGAGCCCGCCGGGGCCGACTGCCGTCGGGATGCCAAGCGTGTCGGCGTGGGCCTGCGCTCTGGCGGCCAGCGGCGTCACGCCGGTACCGTCGCGCCGTCGATCTTGTCCAGCAGGTCCTGGTACGCCTCGAGCGCGCCCCGGGTCTCGGCGCGTTCCACGCGGCTGTCCAGCTCGTCGACGTCGGCCTCCAGATCCGAGATCTGGAGCAGGATGTAGGCGCGCACCTCGGCAAGGGTCATCGTGGTCAGCCTCCTCGGATGTGGGGAGTTGTGGCCTCCCGCGACGGGCCGATTCTGGACCCGTTTCGGCCGTGGCCGGCGGCCTCGTCAGGCGGGCAGGGTGCAGGTGCTGGCGGCCTGTACGCCTCGGAGCGAGTGAAACGGCGTGCCGAGCGAGGCGTTGTTGAACCGGACGAAGCGCGCCACGTCCTCGGCGTCGGCGTGGAAGTGGACCGGTCGCATCGGGCAGCAGGTGCAGCTCACGCGGGCCTGCTCCGGGGTAGCGGGTGCGGTTGCCGTGGTCATCGGTCGTGCCCCCCTGCGGCGTGTCGTTCGGGTCGGGTCAAGGCTAAGACGCCCCCTGGGGCGTGCCACGACGCGCCTCGGACGAGGGCGGCGGGGTCGCGCAGGGGTGCCGGGGAACCCTCGGGCATGCCCCCTGGCTCGCACGATCCGACGAATCCGTGGGAGTTCGAACACGTCCCCGTGCGCGTGATCGCCCCCGTCCCCCCTGGGGAATCGCGTAGGACGCGAGCAAAGGGGGCGCCACGCGTTCGACCCCCGACGCACGCACGAGAACGCGTCGACGGGGGATGAACCGCGTGGTGCCCCCCTAGCTTCGCGGGAACGATCCCCCTTGGGGATGCGATGATCGACCCCCTTCGGGGAATCGCGCAGGACGCAAGCAAAGGGGGGTAGGTCGCGTCGAACGGGGGATCGCGGGGGAATGTACATCCCCCCGATCAACGTCGCGTGGCGCCCCCTTTCTCGGGGTCGGGGGGATCGTGGGCACGCTCACGATCCGATCGGGAGATCGTGAGCGAACCCGCAAGCCGGGGGACGAGAAAGGGGAGGGCGCGTGCCCTCCCCTTTCCCTGGGGGCCTACCGGAGCGCGAGGAGAAACGAGGTGGCGCGGTCGACCAGGGGGTGGCCGTCGACGACCTTCTCGAACCGCCGGTCCAGCGACACGTCGGATTCGCGCTTCACGTTGGCGTGGTCGACGTAGTCGGCGACCGCGTTGATCGCGCCCCAGGCGGTGCCCCGGTAGTTGGCGAGGTCGTCGACGTTCAGCGCCTCGGTGAGGGCCACACGGCGCTCGTTCACCGTGTCCTTGCGGCGGTCCGTCCCCTTCTTCGGCTCCGGGAACAGGGTGGCGACCAGCGCGTCCCAGGTCTTCGGTGTGACCTTGATGGCGGCCATGATCTCGGCCTGGGCCTGTAGAGCGGCCATGTAGGTGTTGGTGAGTTCGAGGGCGCGGGCGGCCTCGGCCATCTTGTCCGACAGGCCCGAGTAGTGGCGGGCGGTCCAGGAACGGGAGGCGGTGGCGCAGGCGAGGTTCAGGGTGTTCTGGCACACGATCCGGATGGGGGTGGTGCCGACCTGCAGGGCGCCGGAGCCGTCGTGGGAGTTCGAGATGAAGATGTAGGTGTCAACGGGGTCGTCGAGCAGCTTCGTCTGTTCGGCCATCTTCGCCGACACCCACACCCGGCGGCCGCCGTGCAGGTAGCCGGCGGTGGATGGGATGCACGCGCCGCCCAGGAGGGTGTCGAGCCAGTTGAACGCCTCGCGGTTCTGGAGGGCGGTGAACTGGCGGCCCACGATGCCGAGCACCGAGTTGTCGTCGGAGCGGGTGGTGGCGTACTGGCCCTCGATCTCGAGGTGCGTGCCGTCGACGTCGACGAGCAGCGGGCGCTTCACGACCGCCCAGTCGAGGCCGGCGAGGGTCAGCACCTGCTCGGTGTCCTTCGCCTCGGACACGTCGGCGCCGATGTCGAAGATGTTGCGACGGAGATTGGAGTCGTACAGGCGGAAGTTTTCGAGTTGGGCGCGGCGGGCTTTGCGGGCGGCGCGGCGCTCCCGGCGCTTCGCGGCGCGGTCGGCGAGGTCCGCGTTGCCCTCGACGGGCGACGCGTCCGTGTCCTCGATGCCCTGCGTGTCGGTGGCGTCGGGCACGATCTCGGAGCCGGCGAGGATGTCCGCGACGGTGGTCGGGGCTTCGGCGGCGGCCTCGGGGGTCGTGTCGGTTGGCGGAGCCGTCTGGGCCTCGGGCAGGGTCAGCTCGACCTTCGCGGTCTCGGGGGTCGTGTTCTGCTGGGCCTTCGTGCTCTTGCGTGCCATTGTCGGTTGCCTCCTCGATTTTGGGGGGTCGACGCGGGTCGATTGGATCGTAAGACGCCCCCACAGACCCCTGTAGATCAAGGGCGGACGATAGCGCATCGGCACGCGGATTGACGCGACGTGGTTCCCCCGCACGCTGTCGGGCTCGAACGGGCACGACGAATCCCTCGGATTCTCAGGGGACCCCCCTGACCCTTCATTCCATGGCGTGTGGCGCGCACGCACGCGACCCCCTGCGCGACCCCCATCCACGGGGCGATTGCCACTTGCCCCCGCGACCCCCCTTGAACGCACGACCAGGGGAATGCAACCCCCCCCTAGGACGGCAGCCAAGGGGGGTAGGCGCGTTCGATTCCCCCTGCGTGATAGATCATGCGTCCCTCCCCCCGTAGGCGAGGGCAAGTGCTTCTCGCCCCTAGACGACTCGCACCCCCTTTCCCCGCGCGAGCGATGCCATCGCGCGGGACCGTTTGCCTCTGTCGCCACGCGACGACCCGACCCTCCCTCGATCACGTCTCGATGAAAGGTCGATCAACCCTCGATGAAAGGTCGATCAAGCGCGACCCCCGGGGCGCCGCGAATGCCGGCTTCCCTGCCTGTCGCCGCGTTCAGAGGTGGATCGCGCTTCGTCGAGAGTGATCCCCCTCCTGAATCGCCCTGCGTCTCGACGTGGCTTTGCCTTCGATGCCCCCAGTCGTTCGCCAGCAAGGAGGACAGGGACGCGCACATGGCTGACTGCGCAGACGATCTCACGCCCCAGGACGGGGCGAGCATGATCCGCACGGATGGAACGTGGACGCCGCGGCTCCAGACGAGCGAGGTCGACGCCCAGGGCAACGGGACGCCGGGGACCAGCGCAGACGACACTCGCCCCGTAGTCGAGTCGCCTCGCGCTGTCGACGCGCATGACGCGTTCCCCCTGCACGAGCTGATCGACGCCCTCGGGGAAAGCGAGCCGCGCCCCGCTGAGCCGACACCTTCTGTCGCCCCGGGGACAGCCGACATCGGACATCCCGAGTACCAGGGCGCGTACACCGTGACGCTCGTGATGCCGTACGTCGGCCCGCCTCGCGTCGTGAGTCACACCACGACCACGGACGACGACGCCATGCGTGAGCTGCGCCGTCGCCTGTCCATCCAGGAGAGCGATCCCGGACTTCTCACCGCGAAGGACGCGCTCACGCACCTGGCGACGAGGTTCCGACGCCTGTGGCTGGAGCAGCGCATGGGGCACGACACCGACGCGGCACAGTACGCCCTCGACCTGGAGGGAGCGGTCCTGAACGCGCTCGCCCAGGCAGGCATGATCCAGGGCCTGTACCGGTGACGCCCGAGGAACGCGGGGCCATGTACGAGGCCAACGAGCGTCTGGTGACGTGGGTGGTCACCCGTCTCATGCGGTACTGGGCCATCCCAGATGCCACACCGGATTGGGCGATGGACGCCGGGATGTACGGACTTGCTGTGGCGGCCACCCTGTTCGACGCCGAACGGGGCTACAAGTTCTCGACCTTCGCCGTGCCCGTGATCCGCCATGAGGTCGCCAAGGCCCGGCGATCCCGCATGAGGGACATGGTGGGCCACACCGTGAGCCTCGATGCCGAGGTGAGCAACACCGACGAGCTGCACCTGCTCGACATGCTGCCCGATCACGCCGCACAGGCAGCACTCGAGGACGTCGACACCCTTTCGAGCCTGGGGGAGACCGTCACATTGTTGCCGGTCCTCATGGACCGCAGTTTCGCCGAGATCGGTCGGTCTGTCGGATACACGCGACAGGCCATGCACCAACGTTTTCGGGTGGAAGGGAGGGCGTATCTGTGGCTTACTCAGCATCCTCGCAGACAGATGGTGTGAGGCGCCCGTCGACGCGCCGGAGAGCAACACCGGTCCAGGGGCCGTTTGCCGGCGCGCACGCCCTCGGCGCCCGTTGGCCGGGAGAACCGGCCATCAGCACCGGGGCGCTCTCGCGGGCGCAGACGATCGTGCTGGAGCACGCAAACGCGATCCGCGACGAGGACCCGACGCTCGCGGAGGAGCTGGGTAGGCTCGCCCACTGGCTCCTACCGCCTGGTGGGGGTGTATGAGGCAGAACCGCAAGAGCGCCTGGGCTACGGCCCGGGCGTTTCTCGTTGATGGCCGTCTATCCATCGGCCTCGGCATGGGGTTCGGCGGCGCCGTCCTGCGGTACATCGGTGTGGCGCAGTCGTGGCCCGGCATCATCCAGATCGGCCTGGTGGCCGTCGTCGTCGCCGTGGCCGTCGTCGTGAGCGCGGTGATCTGGCCGTGAGCCCCCGGTTATGCGGCCCGTATGCAGACCGCTGCATGAGGGTGTGCCGAATCGACGTTCAGATACTCTGGCGGTGCATAAACGGTGCATCGCCACCTAGCAGGTGACACCGTGGTCAAGATCAACTGGCTGCCGATCCGCCAGGAGTACATCGAATCAGACGTGACGATGGAGACGCTGGCCGAGAAGTACGGCGTGAACGGAAGCGCCCTGCGGCGTCGTGCCTCCAAGGAGGCGTGGACGACCCAGCGCGAGGAGTTCCGGCGCAAGGTGCAGGTCGAGCGTGAGCGCCAGCGCGTCGAGGAGATGGCCAAGGATCTGGTCGACTTCGATGAGCGCGCCCTGCACATCGCCAAGGCCGGACTGGCGCAGGTGGCCCGCAACATCGCGAGTGCCGGTCAGACCGCCATCCCGCCTGGCCGTCTGGAGGCGTTGTCGAACAGCGCACGCCGGTTCCAGGAGGTGGGCAGGTTGGCCCTGGGCGCATCCACGAACCGCACGGATGGCAAGAGCGAGGTGAGCGGGCCGAACGGCGGGCCGGTTGCGGTCAGCTGGGTCGACCTGCTGAGTGCCGCCGAGGGCGATTGAGGCACACGGCTACGACCGCACGCTGGCGAAGCGGATCGTCGCGGTCAAGGACGACCCCGTTGAGTGGGTGCGCCGCGTCCTCGGCCAAGACCCCTGGAGCTCGCAGCAGGTCATCCTGCGGGCCATCCGCGACCACCGCCGCGTAGCGGTCAAGTCGTGCCACGGTGCGGGCAAGTCGACCGTCGCCGCCTGGGCCGTCCTGTGGTTCCTGTTCTGCCACCGCAACAGCACGGTGGTCACCACCGCACCGACGGGCAGACAGGTCGACGAGATCCTGTGGCGAGAGATCCGCGCGGCCTACACCGCCTCGAAGTACCCGCTCGGCGGTCGGATGCCGCCCAAGGCCAGCACCATCGAGGTCGGCCCCAACTGGTTCGCCCTGGGCTACAGCACCGACAAGGGCGACAAGTTCCAGGGCTTCCACGCGCCGCACATCCTCGTGGTGCTGGACGAGGCATCCGGCGTCGAGCCGGCCATCTTCGACGCGATGGAGGGCCTGACGACCGGCGCCAACGTCCGAGTGCTGCTGATCGGCAACCCGACGAACCCCTCCGGCCACTTCGCCAGGGCGTTCAGGCCCGACAGCGGCTACTTCACGATGTCCATGCCGGCCTTTGCGACGCCCAACTTCACCGGCGAGTCGGAACGGCCGTACCTCGTCACGCCCGAGTGGGTGGAGGAGCGGCGTAAGGACTGGGGCGAGGACGATCCCAACTGGACCGCCCGAGTGCTGGCCGAGTTTCCGGGCCAGGACGAACACCAGCTGATCGCGCTCCACCAGGTCATGGCCGCTCGGACCCGCGACGTGGACGAGGACGAGGCGAGCATCATCGCCGCCGACGTGGCGCGCTTCGGCGTGGACCGGACGGTGATCGTGCACCGCAAGGGGCTGCGCACCGAGTTCGTGTCGGTCACCACCAAGGAGCCGATCACCGAGACCGCGGCGCGGGTCATCGCCGCCATGCTTGCCGTGGATGCCAAGTACGCCGTCATCGACGACGACGGGGTGGGCGGCGGCGTGACCGACGTGCTGCGAGCCAAGGGCATCCGGGTGTTCCCCTTCCGCAACGGGTCCAAGTCGCGGACGCCCAAGCGATTCGCCAACCGGCGGGCCGAGGGGTACTGGGGCCTGCGCGAGCGGTTCCAACAGGGCCTCATCGCCATCCCCGACGACGAGAAGCTGACCGGCGAGCTGACGGCGCTCCGGTACGGCTTCACGAACGTCGACCAGATCAAGGTCGAGAGCAAGGACGAGATGCGAAAGCGCGGCCTTCGCAGCCCCGACCTGGCGGACGCGGTGATGATGGCCTACGCCCACCACGACCCCGCGCTCATCTTCGAGCCCGACGCGCCCACCGACGTCCTCGAAGCCGACTACACCGACATCCTGGCCGACGCCGCTTCGGCCCTCGGGAGGTGATGCCTTGGCAGAGAACAACGGCCTGATCCAGCGCATCCTGTCGTGGTTCCAGCGCGCCTTCGCCTCCGAGACCGAGGATCCGAGGCGGCAGGCCACCGACACCGGCCTGCAGATCCACACGTCGCCGGAGCTGTGGCCGTACGAGATGTACGTCCTCGAGTACGACCGGCGCATCATCATCAGCGACATCCACCGCATCCTGCAGGCCGACCCGAGGACGTGGCGGGCGCTGAACAAGATGGCGGCCGGTGCGGTTCGAGGCGGCATCACGATCAAGGTAATGCCGCAGCCGGGCACGCCGGACAGCGTGGCCGTGAAGGCGCAGGACGTGCTCGACCAGCTCCGCAAGGACACCCGCATCGACGCCAAACTGCCGTCGTGGTCGCGGATGCTCCTCGCCGAGGGCGACCTGTTCCTGGAGGTCGTGGCCGTGCAGGACGGCCAGTTGTTCCGCATCGTGAACCTCAAGCGCATCCCGGCCATCACGATGCACCGGAACGACGACATGCAGGGCAACTTCCCCGACATCCAGGCCGCGTTCACCCAGATCGACCCGATCTCGCTCGGGCCGCTGTCGGACTTCAAGCTGTGGCAGGTCAACCACATCCGCTGGAACCACGAGGACGGCGAGCGGTACGGCCAAAGCCAGCTCCTCCAGATCCGCGGCTACGCGAAGAAGCTGGCGATGGCCGACGACGACCTGGTGGTCAGGCGGCGCACCCGCGCTGCCCTGAGACGCCTGCACGTCATCGGGACACCGGAGAACCCCGGCGACGAGGCCGAGATCGCCAAGTACAAGGCGCGCAACTCCTCGGCCAAGTACGGTGCGGCGTCGGTGGTCACCGACTACTACTCGAACGGCACCACCAGCATCGTGAACCTGGACGGCGACGCCAGCCTGGGCGACATCGCCGACGTGGAGTACCTCAACGACCTGCTGTTCCTGGGCGCGGGTGTGCCGCAGGGCCTCCTCGGTGCGGCCTACAAGGTGAGCCATGACGTCCTCGACCGCCAGCAGAGCGAACTGTTCATGGACCAGGAGACCGTGACCGACGTGCTGGAGAACGGTGACGGCGGCGCGTTCTCGGGCCTGCGGTCGATCATGGAGTTCGCCCTGTCGCTGGCCGGGATCAACCCCGACAGCGTGTCCATCAGCCTCACCTGGGCGGAAAAGAGCCAGGAGACCAAGCAGGCGCGGTTGTCGCGGGTCATCGACGCCCGCTCCTCCCAGCCCGACCCGCTCATCAGCCGCAAGACGGCGCTGGCCGTCATCGCCGAGGACTTCGGCATCGACGACCTGGACGCGGAGCTCAAGCAACTCGCCGACGAGCTTGCCGAGGAGCGACAGGCCCAGCAAGCGGCACAGACGGCGGTCAACCCCGTACACGGCTCGCCGATGCCGCAAAGCCGCGGCGCCCAGATGGCCGGCGAGAAGTTCACTCCCGACGCTACCGGCGCACCGCAGATGGACGCGACCGATCCCCAGGACGCCTTCGGCGGCCAGGTGGGGCTGTACTCGCGTCACATGGTCCACCTCGAACACACCATGGCCGAGGGCGTGCATCGGTACTTCACCAGCGCGGCGCAGGGCTTTCTGCGCGAGACCGGCCTGGAAATGTACCTGGGTGGCGACCGGCTCAACCCGTACCCTCCCACGGCGAACCCCTGGCCGCTGGAGGACGCGGAGGACGACGAAGGCGAGGCAGCGGATGACGACCTTGACTGGTCTGACGCTGAGCCGCCCGACACCGAGGCTGCGCCGCAGGCCGTGGCCGCCCTGGGCGATCAGGTGCTCACGGCAGAAACGGCGCGCTGGCTCGAACGTCGCTGGCGGGCTGTCGTGAGCCGTCACCGGCCCGGGTTCGTGCAGACCGTATCGGCCTTCCGCAAGGCAGCCGCGAACGAGGGCGGCAAGGAGGGCAACCGTCAGGTCGGCCAGGGCGTGAACGTGGTCAACCCCGAGACGATCCGGCTCCTCAGCGATGAGGCCGGGGAGCGCGTCAAGGGGATCGACCACACCACCCTGACCAAGCTGCGGCACGCCCTCTCGACGTCCTACAAGAACGGCGCCCGCCTGTCCGGTCCCAACGGCTGGCTCGAGGCCGTGATCCAGGCGATCGGCCCCGGGACCAACGGCTACCGCTCGCGGATGATTGCCCGAACCGAACTGGCCGATGCGTACGGCAAGGCCAACCGGTCGGCGTGGCAGGACGCAGGTGTGGAGCGTTGGACCTGGGTGGCGACCATCGACAACCGCACCTGCCAACGGTGTCGGGCGCTCAACGGCCAGACCTTTCCCATCGCACACGACATGCCACCCCTCCATCCTCAGTGCCGATGCTTCGGCATGCCGGTGGTGGGTCCGTGATCGGAGGTGAACCGTTTGCCGGAGTCCCGCGAGGCGCTGCATAAGGCGGCCGAGGCGCGGGCCGCCAAGTACCACATCGCGTTCAAGGAGGGCGGCCACCTCACCCCGCCCGCCAACTACCCGACCGACGAGTCCCAGTACGGCGACCCTGTGAACTTCCGCTACCCCTGCGACGACAGCCGCAAGGTGGCCGCCATCACCCGGTACAACGACAGCGCGAACCGGACGAAGGGCGGCTACTCCACGGAGGAGTGGGCGGTCATCGGACGGCGCATCGCCAAATTGGTCGGGGATGGCCACAGCCTCAAGGACGGCAAGATCGTCAAGCGCGAGGCGGCCACCGACGAGGCGATCGCCGATGCCGTCCAGATCCTCGACGAGCCCACCCCGGACGACCCGAGCCGGCCATTCCGGTTCCGCCTGCCGGTCATGCGGGCCAACGTGGTCAACGTCAACCGGCGCCTGTACCCCAGGGAACTGGTCGCCCAGGCGCTCGTCGACGCTGACCGCAGGGCCAAGCAGGGCGAGATGCTGGCCGAGAGCCCGCATCCCAAGTGGGTGCGCGGCGCTGACGGCCAGATCCACTTCCAGACCAACTACGCGAACACCGTGGCCCGCGTGATCGGGGCCATGATGGACGCGGCAGGCGTCGTCTATGCCGACTACGAGCTGGTCGACGGCAACCCCCTTGCCGCGACCATTCGCGGCATCGTCAAGACGGGCGCGAAGCTCGGCAGTTCGCTACGGGCCATCGGTGACACGGTGACCAAGGAGCTGAACGGCCAGCACGTCGCGGTCGCCAAGACGCTCGACATCAGGACGTGGGACCTCGTGCCCAACCCGGCCACCGCTGACGCCCTGGGCGTGCCGATCCCGCTGACCGACAGCGAGATCGCCGCGCTCCCGGATCCGGTGGCCGACCCCGAGCCCAACCCGGCCCCGCAAGGAGATGTGCCGCCAGTGCCCGAGAGCGCCACCCTCGACTCGATCCTCGACCAGAACCCGGCGATCAAGGCCGAGCTCGAGGCCCGACTGAAGGCGGCCGGTGAGGCCGCTGCCAAGCCCCTGCAGGACGCCATCGCCGACCGCGACCGCAAGGAGGCCGCCGAGAAGGCGAAGGCCGAGGCGGTGGCGTTCGTCGACGCCGAGGTCGTCAAGCTCGACCGCTTCCCCGAGGCGGTGCGGCAGGCCATCGCCACGTCTGCCAAGACCGCCCCGACCCAGGAGCAGGCCAAGGCGATCCTCGACGCCGAGGTGGCGCAGGCCGACCGACTCGCGGCGGGCCTGGGCACCCAGCGCCTGGGCTTCACCGGCGACCCCGGCAGCCCCGGTGGAACCGCCAGCACCCAGGTTCCGGCCAAGGTGAACGAGCCCAGCCCGTACCTCGACTCGGCGAACGCGCTGCGCGACGCCCTGGAGGACTATGCGCACGGCCAGGGCTACAGCCCGGACACCAAGCTGCGGGCGATCAACGCGCCGCGCGTGAAGAAGATCCTCGACGCGTTCGACAAGGCCCACGCCCGGGCGATCGCCGACGAGATCCAGTTCCGCCGCGCCTTCGCCGACAGCGTGGCCCAGGGCCGTCCGCTGACCGACGCCGTGACCACCGCCACCGTCGTCAACCAGCCGTCCGTGGTGCGCACCATCATCGAGCAGCAGTTCCAGGAGCTCCAGGGGCTCCAGCTGGTCGAGGAGGGCGTGTTCGAGGGCCAGACGGCGTACATCCCGGTGGAGACCTACACCCGGGAGTCAACCGCCGCCACGAACCTGCAGGTCGCCGAGGGCGGCATCGTCGGCCGCGCCCGCGTGAACCTGTCCTACCTGCCGGTTGCCGGGCAGTACCGCAAGCTCGCCACGGTCATCAGCCGTGAGGTCGAGGAGATGATGCGGTCCGGCCCGCTGCACTACCAGGCGATCGCTCGGGCGCTGTTCCACGTCGGGTACGACATGCGGCGCCAGCTCGACCTGGACATCCACAACGAGCACCTGCAGGCCGCCGACGAGTACGGCTGTGTGGCGGTGACGGGCGAGTCCATCGCCTGGAACGCCGCCAGTCAGGTCCTCGTCGACGCCGCCACCAACCAGACGTACCTGCTGCCCCTGAAGGGCGGCGCGGCAAACACCCCCAACACCTACATCCCGCTCGTCCGGCCGCGCACGTCGACCTACCTCACCTCGAACGGCCCGAACACCGTCACCACCAACGCCATCACCGCGTCGAACGGGTCGAACCTCACCATCGGCTCCTTCACCGCGGACGGCATCGTGACCGGCGGCGACTGCGCCATCGACTACGAGAACGGCCGCATCTACCTCGCCGCGGGGTCGGTGCTCACCTCGGGCAACTACACCCTGGCGTACAGCTACGCCACCAACCTCGCCCTGTTCTCCACCGCCGTGCCCGACAGCGCGCCGTACAACGCGCAGCCGCAGGAGTGGTACTGGAACAACCTCGTCCACACGATTGGCCAGCAGAAGACGAAGATGGGCGAGGCCCCGGTGTTCTACACGCCCAACTTCGGCGTGTGCTCGCTGGCTACCGGCGAGCTGCTGTCCCAGGCGATCATGACGATGGGCCTGTTCAAGCAGGCGGGCACGGACGTCGACCAGGACGGCTTCATCGCCTACGTCAAGGGCATCCCGTTCATCGGGATCAACGCGCCCTGGAACGCGGGCGACAGCCGCATCCTCCTCGGCCAGCGTGGCGCCCAGAAGTTCTTCATCGGCCAGCCGCTGCAGATCGACGGCCCGTACGAGGTACGCGACCAGTCGACGCTGCAGCTCACGGACGAGAAGGAGTTCCTGGCGACCACGATGGTCGCGCAGAAGACCCCGGTTCCGGCCCGTCTGCGCACGATCAAGCTGTACTAATCGCCTGCGCGCACAGCGCGCCTCGGTTGACCGGCCGTGGGTAGCCACCCCCACGGCCTAACTCTGTCTGGAGGTGACGAGCCTTGGACCGTGACCGGACCCACCAGGCGGCCATCGACGACACGGAGCGCACGCACCGCGTTGGCGGGCGGGGCGAGCAGTCCACGAACGCCATGCGACCCGTCGCCGACCGGAACGGCGTGAACGACCCGGCCGACCCCGGCCTCAATCCGCCCGGCCGTATCGGCGGCGTGACCAACCCGGGCGGCGCCCCGACGTTCATCAAGTAGCCTTCGGGCAGGGTGCGCTTCGAGCGCGGGAGGGCGCAGGAGGGGTGGGCCTGCGCGGAAAGGGGTGCCAGCATGGCGACTGACCTGAACCCGTCCCTGGCCGCCGGCGGCAACACCGTCATGACCACCTCGAACAAGATCGTGTTCCCGGGCGAGACGTACAGCACGCTGCCGACGCCGCCCGACAGCCAGGTGAACAGCATGACGGTCAAGCAGGTGGGCAGCGGCCTGACGGCGGTCAACGTCGAGGTCGACCCCACGAACGGCACGACCGACCCGACCACCCTGTCGGGCAACTAAGGTGAGGGCGCTCCACACCGGAGCGCGCCCCCGATTTGACCACCGGGGCCGCCTCACCATGCCCGGCGAGTTCCATGAGGTTCCCAAGCAGGAGGTGAAGGCGGATGTGGCCGACGCAGCTGTACGCGCTGAAGCTCCAGCCGTCGCTGACCCTGACGGAGGGGGACAGCCTGTTCGCCGAGGGCGTCGCCCGCGAGGCGCAGACGTCGGACCTTCCGAGCCAGGGGCAGACCCCGGTGGCACTGGAGACGACGGCCCTGACTGACCAGGGCCTCGACACCACCGGCATCGAGAAGGTGGCGCAGGGATGAGCCCCTTCCTCGGCCCCCAGGTGCTCCCGGCCGCCATCAGCGGGCCGATGGAGCAGCAGTCCGTCGTGTCCACCTCGGGCACGGTCACGCTGTCGATGGACAAGAACGCGGGCATCGCGGTGGACTCGAGCCCCACGCTCGTGTGGCCGACCGCCGAGGTGCAGCTTCTGCTCGTGCAGGGTGCGCTCAGGGTCTCGACTGCCGACACGGCCGACGAGCAGCAGGCGGCGCTCCAGATCGCCCAGCCCGAACCGGTGTGGGCGTTCCAGAACGTCGCCATCGCCGCCAACGGCAACAGCGGGTTTTTCAAGGTCGCGAACCCGTCGCGGGCCAAGGCCATGTCCTTCACCTACGACATCACGCCCAGCGGGACGGCCACCGGCCAGATCGCCGTGTACCCGCCGCAGTTGAACGCGGACGGCACCCTGAGCGAGACCAACCCCGACGACACCATCTGGGTGAGCAGCAACAGCCTGACGGGCCAGAACACCCTGGCTGCCTCGGATGTGAGCGCCGACATGAGCCAGTACGACTGGTTCTTCGTGGCGATCTGGGCGGGCAGCGTCGCCATCACCGCCGCATCGCTCGGCGTGTTCCTGGGTCCGAGCTAAGGGGGAAGCGCGGTGGCAACCATCGGCGACTTCCTCCAGCAGACCCGCTCGTTCATCCGAGACACCGGCCTGTACACCACGCTCACCGCCGTCGCGCCCGCTGGATCGCAGTCGATCCAGCCGATGTCGGTGTCGCGGATCAAGCAGGGGCAGGTCTTGTCGCTCGACACGATGGCGAGCGGCATTCAGGAGCAGGTCACCGTCCAGTCGGTCTCGGGCCTCACGGTGAACCTCGCCTCACCGACCCTGCTCGAACACGCCGAGGGCGCCGTCGTGTCGGCCCTCGCGTTCGACGACACGGAGCTGACGGATCTCGTTCAGGCGGCCGTCGCCGACTACTCGCGGTGGAAGCCGTACCTGAACGAGTACACCCTGAACATCCAGGCGGGCGTGTCGGTCTACCAACTGCCCACCGACTGGATCACACGCGACCCGATCTCCTGGCGCCGGGCGACCCGCCCCCTGTCCTACCCCCGCATCGACCCGCTGGGGATGGGGGACTGGGACGGCGCGTTCGTTTGGCCCACGACGCTCTCCACCGACCAGCCTGACGGGCCCCCGGTCCAGGTCGTGTGGTACGACGCCCAGCAGCAGGTGACGATCGACCCAACCCCCACGGCGGCGACGACCATCGGGCCGTTTCGCTACTTCGCCATGCACGTCGTCGCCGCTGACAGCAGCACCATCGCGGCCCAGGATCAGGGGTTCGTCTGCCGGTTCGCCGCCGCCCAGGCACTTCGGGCGCTCGCCGTCGATCAGACGAAGCTCTCGAAGTACAGCGTGGGCGGCTCCGCTCTCGCCGTCGACCAGTCCAAGGTGCCAGACCAGCTCATCGCCCAGGCGGCGGCCCATGAGGCGATGTACGACGAGCGGGTGCGCAAGCGCGCCATCCTCACCGACGACTCCGACGACCACATGGTCAGGCCGGTCCGGGTCTTCCCGGTCGATCTGCCCTATACGGGGTGGTGAGTATGCCGCTCGGCAACTTCCCGTTTGGGCGTGTGGCCTCGGACGCCCTGGCGATCATCGGCCAGAACGGCATCGCGGCGAGCCTGAGGCGCGTTACCGGCCAAACCGCTTACACGCCGATGGGCACGGCGCAGCCGACCCAGGCGACGATCACGTTCCAGTTCGCGCTGGTGAAGGATCAGCCGGACGAGTTGCAGACCCTCGCCGGTGGCCGGGTCAAGGAGGTGCTGGAGGGCCTTGTCGCCCCCGGCACCGTCCTGCTGAACGACCAGATCACCTGGAACGGCCTGCCGTACCTCGTGACCGGCGTGTTCCCGTACGAGTTGGGCGGCGTCATGGCCGCTCAGAAGTTCCATGCCGAAAGGGCGGTGGTGCCCGGTGCGTAACACGTCGTTCTCCAAGATGATCTCCTGGGCCGGGGCCACCGCCCCGAAGCTTGCCGCCGCAGCGGCGCCAGTGGTGGCGACGACCGCGGTCAAGGTGCAGGCGCGAGCGATGAACAAGATCGGCCACTACCAGCCGGCCGTTGGACCCTTCAACGCCTGGCAGACGCTCGCCCCGGTCACCCTCGCCCAGAAGCAGCGCGCCGGGGCGGCCGGTGACGACCCGCTCATTGGCTACTACCCGGCGGGGTCGGCAAACGAGGTGTGGCCGGTCGCTCTGCGGGCGAGCATCGAGATCGCGCAGCACACCCCGCTCGTCGCCGAGGTGGGCACCAACGACCCGATCGGCCCCTGGCAGGAGTTCGGCACCTCCAGGGGCATCCCGCCGCGCCCGTTCATGCGGCCTTCGGGATACGAGGAGGCCCAGGACTTCAAGAGGGCGATGGAGGCGGTCATCCTCGCGGTGGCCGCTGGCCTCTGATGGCGACGAGCCCGACGACCGACCAGCTGGAGCAGCTGATGTCGGCGCTGGTCACGCTCGCCATGGGGGCCGCAACCTCGCCCGCCATCACGCAGGCGATGGGCGCCTGGCCCGACGCGGCGTTCTTTCAGGAGGACAGGAACCTCCCGGCCATGTTCTTCCTCGTGGCCGGGGCGCGGCCGTTGACCTCCAGGCAGAGGTGGTATCCCTTCGCCGTCGTGCCGAACGGCGATGGAACGGTCACCAAGTACTTCGAGGTCGCCAAGATCGGCTACATGATCGACCTGCACGCGGTCGCAAACACGCGCGAGGACGCCGTGAACATCGCCAAGGCGGTCGCCGACGCCATCGACGAGCAGCAGGACATCCCGCTGCCCGGTGGCGTCGGTAACTCTCTGGCGACGTTCATGGGCGACGCCCTGCCGTACACCGACCAGTCGCTCAACGTGTACCACCGCGTCCTCACCTACCAGTTCCAACTGCGAAGGCTGATGGCCGTCACGTCGCCCATCGTGCAGGCGATCCAGCTCAACACGACGATCCAGGGGGGATAGGCTCATGCCAATCGTGCCGAACCTGCCGGCGAACGCTCCGGACGCGGTGTACGCGCTGCTCCAGCAGGCCGTTGCCTCCGTCCCGGCCTCGCCGAACGCCAACCAGGTTGCCGTCGTCGGCACCTTCAACTCGGGGCCGGTGGGAACGCCGACCCTGGTCTCGAGCCCGCAGCAACTCGTCGACGTGTTCGGCACGGACGAGGCGGGCCTGACCGGCTGGATGGAGGCGTACACCGCGCTCCTTCAGGGCGGTGCGATCTGGGTGGTCCGCATCACGGACGGCACGGACGTGGCGGCCTCGGCCACCGTGAATCAGGCGAGCGGCGGGCAGGCCGGGGCGCGGTTCGTCTCCCCGTACACCGGGGACGACAACAACGGCGCCCAGGTCATCGTCGCGGCCGGTTCCGTGAGCGGGGCGAACAACATCCAGCTCGTCCAGGGGTCCAAGATCGAGAACTACGTCAACGTGTCGTTCGCCCAGAGCGTGCCCACCGGGGCGAGCTACGGCGTGACCGCGATGGCCGGTTCGCAGATCGCCCCCGGCCTGCTGCCGGTCGTCACCTCGCCAAGCGTCGCTCCGACCGTCACCCCCAGCACCACCGGGGGCACGATGGCCCAGGGCGAGGTCTACGGCAAGATGTGGTGGTCGACCGCTGCGGGCAACACGATCCCCGGCCCCGAGTTCAGCTTTAACCTGACCGGCAGCGGCAGCACCAACAGCGCGAGCATCGCACCCCCGGCGGCGCCGACCGAGGCGACCGGCTGGGGCGTGAGCCTGTCTGCCGCGTCTGACGGGGAGGAGTACGTCGCCGGTACGGCCACGTCGCCCACCGCCGCCATCGTCGTCACGTCCATCCCGACCACCGGCCAGGTCATCCCGGCCGATAACACCGCGACCTACTACCCCACCGGGGCACTCGCCACCGGCACCTACCAGCTTTCGGGCGGCACGAACGGCACGACGGGCGTGACCCCCACCAGCTACGTCGGATCGAACACGAACGGGGTCCGCACCGGGATGCAGGCGCTCGCCGCCATGCCCTCGGGTGTGAACCTCGCCGCGTTCTGGTTCGCCGGGCAGTCCGACGCGACCGCCAACGCCAGTGCCAGCGAGTGGACCGAGAGCCACGGCGCGGTGTTCTGCGCGAACATGCCCGCTGGCCTGTCGCCCACCGCCGCCGAGACCGTCGCTCAGACGCTCCAGACCGCGGGCATCCCCGGCTGGACGATGGGCTGCTACAACTGGCAGACCTCGGTGAGCCCGTACACCGGCCTTAGCGTGCTGGTGAGCCCGGCGGCCTACGCCTGCGGCATCCTGGCGACGCTCAACCCCTGGCAGAGCCCCGGCAACAAGGCCATGGTCGGCAGCCTGGGGGGGCAGTACAACGTCTCGCTCATGGACGACGGGCCGACCCTGCAGGGTGCGAACCTGTGCGGCATCGGCCCGATCGCCAGGGGTGGGAACGGCTTCATGTCCGGCCAGACGCTGGACGGCGGGGAGGTGTCGACCGCGCTCATGCGAGCCTACGTCGGCAACCTCACCACGTCCGTTCTGGGCCCGCTCGTCGAGGAAGCCATCGACGACCAGACCGAGAAGCAGGCGACGCAGCTCCTCACCGGGGCGTGGCAGGCGATGCTCAAGGCCGGGGACATCGCGGCCTACAGCGTCGTGTGCGACTCGACCAACAACACCGCCCAGAGCGAGCAGGCCGGCAACCTCGTCGTCGACCAGGTGATCTCGCTCAACTACCGCGCCCGCCGGATCATCGCCCGTACCACGGTCGCCCCCGGCGCCCAGGTTCAGACCAGCACGCAGGTCGCCTAACCGACCGGCGACCGTTTCCGTGAAGGGAGGACGATGACGGATGGCGGGTCCGAACGTGCAGGGCGGCGACCGCATCCTTGGTCGTCAGGTACTCATCCAGATCAGCGGGCCGTCGGGCCTCATCGACTGGGGCGAGTGCGACGACTTCGAGCCCGAGGACCAGTCCAAGACGATCAGCAACCAGCCGCTCGGGCAGGCAAGGCCGCGGCCTCAATACGTGCCGGGCGACTGGAAGCTGTCGTTCAAGGGCGCGATGATCGACGGCACGGTGGACGGCATCGTGACCGACGCCGAGAACGCCGTCGAGGCGTACAGCGAGCCGCCCCGGTACACGGTGTCCGAGACCGTGTACTACTACGACGGCACCGCCCAGGCGTTCACCTACCCGGACGTGGTGCTGTTCGGCTTCAAGAAGTCCGCCGCCAAGGCCGACGAGGCGATCACCTGGAACTTCTCGGGCCAGTGCAGCCAGCGCCTCGCCGGCAAGCGTTCCTAGAATCCGGGGTTCGAGTAACAGGAGGGCTCCGATGGACGGGCTGACCAAGGAGACGGTCGAAATCACCCTTCCCACCGGAAGGGTCGCCGTCATCCGAGAGACCGATGGGGCCGACGAGGAGGCCGTCGACCGGCTGGTGCGGCAGATGACCAACATCGAAACCGGCGTCCAGTACGCCACCGCGTTCGGCAAGGCGCTCATGCTGACGAGCGTGGTGAGCGTCGACGGGGTGAAGCTCCCGCCGTTCCGCAAGGTGCTGGACTACCGGCAGGTCGCGGGCGGGTTCAAGTCGAGCGAGCTGCGCGCCATCGAGAAGGCGAGCAGCGCCCTCAACGGCATGGCTGACGACTCGGGGGAAGCCGATGGCGACGCCTCGCAAGACGAGGATGGTTCCGAGAGTGCGTCGCCCTCGTCCGCGCCGGGTTCTCGTGGGAGGCGGCACGCGGCCTCACGCGAGTAGAACGCAGGGCGGCCTTCGAGGTCCTGCAAGAGATCGACGAGGCCATCGCCGACAGCATGAAGGGGGTCTGACCCCCCGCCTTTACCGCCGAGGGGCGGCTTTTTTGTTGTCCAGACCGCCTTTTGGGGAGTGACGGGCGCTGAACGGCGAGACCTTCAAGCTCGGTGTCCTGATCTCGGTGGTCGACGGCTTCTCGACCATGCTCGGCGACTACATGAAGAAGATGCAGCAGGCGGCGGGGGCCACCGATAACCTCCAGAAGCGCGTCAAGATGTTCGCCGCCGCGTTCGCCGTCGGTGCCGCGATCACTGGTGTGGGTGCGGCCGGCGCCGATGCGCTCCTGCACATGGCGAAGGCAGCCGGGCAACTGCAAATGAGCATGAAGGGTGTCCAGGACACCATGAAGTGTAATCCGCAAAAGTCGTGGGCCGCGTAG